GGTGCGGCTCGAGTGCGGGATTCTCGAAGATTTTTTGCAAAAAATATGTGAGTTCCATTCCATTGTCGCGTAAGGTTGCGATTAGACCACCGTATGAGCATATCAGGCTATGGCAAAGAGAACTCGGGTAATCAAACTCACACTCGAGGAGCTCGCGAAGGAATTTGCCGCTGTTGGATTCGCGGTGACCAAGCGCTGGATCGACCGGCTCGTCATCGAGAAGGGTTTGCCGCGGCTCGCGAAAGGGCAGTATGATCTCGTCGCATGTCTCAAGTGGTATATCGTCTATATCCGCCAGCAGGCCGAGCGTGACGATGAAAAGACAGGCAACTCACCGAATGCTGAGAAGCTGCTCGCTGCGAAGGCGAACAGAGAAGAGCTCAAATACCTGCGGGAAAGGGGTGATCTCGAACGACGCGATACACTGAAAACCGACTTCATAGCACCCATCGCCGCGATGCGGGCGAAGCTGCTCGCAATGCCGAAGAGGCTGGCGCCATTGCTGAAAAATGCGAAGGACGAGCATGACGTCGAGCGTATTGCAGAAACCCATATCTACCAGGCGCTCACCGAAATTGCAGAACTCGTCCCCAAGTTCGCCGAGCGAACAACCTTCCCTTCTTTGGGAGATCCTTCAGTCGATAAAGCCGCCTCCAAAGCTGACGGTAAGCCAGTGGTCCGAAGAGCGCGCACAGCTAAGCGCCGAAGACAGCTCCGAGCCCGGAAAGTACAGTCTCAGCCGGGCGCCGTACCAGGGTGAAATGATGGACGCTGTCAGTGAGCCGCTGAACAGTGAGGTCACCTTCAAAACCTCCTCGCAGATCGGCAAAACCCAGATCGTCAAGAACGTCATCGGCTATTATATGGACCAGGACCCTTGTCCAATTCTCCTTGTGATGCCGAATGAGAAGATGGTCCGCTCCTTTTCGAAGGATCGCCTGGCGCCGATGCTGCGGGACACCCCATCACTTCGGGGCCTGGTCAAAGACGCACGCGCGAAAGACTCCTCAAACGAGATCCTCCATAAGACTTTCCGCGGCGGACATTTCACCGGGGTAAGCGCCGGCACGGCCTCCGACCTGGTATCGCGTCCGATCCGCGTGCTCATCCTCGAGGAGAAGGATAAATACAAGCCCTCGGCCGGCTACTCCGGGGATCCGTCCGAGATGGCGAAATCGCGTACGAAGACGTTCCATAACCGCAAGATCATAAACGTCTCGACGCCGGAGATCGAGGGCGCCTCCCAGATCTCGGCCGACTTCGACCGCTCCGATCAGAGACATCTCTTTGTTGCATGCCCCCATTGCAAGGCGCCGCAGAAGCTTGTCTTCGCGCAGCTGAAGTGGTCGAAACCGCCGTCCGAAACCTCGCCTCCAGATGAAGTATGGTATGAATGCCAGAAGTGCGCTGCGAAGATCGAGGAGCATCACCGTCATCAGATGATCCAGGAAGCCGTTTGGGTCGCGACGCACCCGGGAAGGATAGGTCATGCGGGCTTTTTCATCTGGGAGATCTACTCTCCCTGGTCCTCCTTCCGTACCATTTGCCTGAAGTTCCTCGACGCGCACAGGTCCAACAACCCGGAGAAGCTCAAACAGTTCGTCAACGAAGTGTTGGGTGAGACCTGGCGCGCGAACGAAGAGCGGAAAATAAGCGCGGACGAACTCTTGAACCGCGTGGAGGAGTACGTCGATGTCCCCACTGGTGCCTTCATCCTCACGGCCGCGGCCGACGTCCATGCGGACCGCATCGAGGTCTCAGTCGAAGCGTGGGGCCCGGGAGAAGAAAACTGGCTGATGGATTATAAGGTGCTCGTCGGATCTCCGGAGCAACGAACAGTGTGGACGGATCTGGATCGGTATCTGATGAAGAGCTGGAAGCACGAGTCCGGCGCCATGCTCTCAGTCACTTCGTGCTTCGTCGATTCCGGGGACTTCGCGGACTACGTTCTTGCGTACACCAAGCCCCGCTTCGGCCGGCGCATATTCGCTTCCAAGGGATCGAGCGTGTTCGAAGCCCCGATCGTGAGCCGTCCGACGAAGAATAACCGCGCCCGGGCGCTCCTGTATTCAATCGGCAGCAGTACTGCAAAGACGGTGATAACCTATAGGTTAAAGATCGACCATTACGGGCCCGGGTATCAGCATTTCAACCGTGTGGCGGACGCCGAATACGTCCGTCAGCTGACATCGGAGAAGCTGATCATGGAGTTTTCCAAGGGGCGCTCGATCAAGAAATGGAGAAAAATTCGCAATCGAAATGAGGCGCTCGATATCAAGGTGTTGAATCTCGCCGCGCTTCTGCTCCTGAATCCGAACTGGCCGGCCGTGATGAAGAATTTCAGTATCCGCGTCGCGAAGATAAAACCCGCTGAAGGGGCGAAGGAGACGCAGTCGGGATCCGAAGCGCTGTCCGAGGCGCAAGGGCCGACCCGCCCGCCCACCTTTCGCCGGCGCCGCTGGCGCAACCCTCTCATGGCTGGGTTGTGAGAGCGATGTATCATGAATAAAGACGAGATGACAGTGTCGAAGGAGCGTTATGCTTACCTCCTGAAGATCGAGCTTCTCGCCCGTGGCCTTGTGAATGGATTGATGCCAGGCGTTCGCAATCATTATCTCGCACAATTGACGGAAGAATTGTCCGAATCGGTTCAACACTTTGGAACGTCATGGAGTACTCCAGTAAACACTGGACGCTCAAAAACCAAGCCGGCGTTAGATCAAACCGAAAAGAGAATGAGATGAGCCAATACCGGGAAGATCCGGGCTCCAGGCCCTTACTCACCTCCAGTAATTCCGAGAAGGTCCGCAAGCTTTCCAACGAGCTCCACATGAGCGAGTCGGAGATTGTCAACCGCATCATCGCGTCAGTCTCGGTCTTCGAGCTCACCCAGGTCATCACCTTCGTCGTCGACGTCCGCGGTGAAGATGATAACCAAACACTCACGCGCAAGGCTCGGCGCCGTTCGCACCGCGTCTGGCGGATCCCGCTCTAATCGCGCAAATTTTTCCCACCACGTTTTCAAACCCTACAAAGTGCGCGCACACGATTTCGCATAATTGCGGAATCTGGTTTGCATTCGCCGCAAATCTGATTGAAAATTGACAAAAATTGACATAGGAAGGACTTTTGGAATAATGTAGCTTCACATCACAACGAGCGAGCCCGGGTTGATCGCCCTGATTCCCATGTATCCTCCTAAAAGCCACGACTGCGCGCAGGCAGTTTGTGGCTTTTTTATTTCTGGACTCAGGCAAATGCGCTGATGCTGAACATCCCGAAAACACTCCAGGCGGGCGACACCATCACCTGGACGGACTTCCTCTCCGATTTTAAAGCCTCCGACGGCTGGGTGCTGAAGTACACCCTCGTCGGCTCCAACACGTTCACCGTCACCGGCACGGCCGATGGCGACAACCATTCCTTCACCATCACCGCTGCACAGAGCACAAAGTACGTCGCCGGCGACTACACCTATTTCGTCTCCGCGACAAATGGCGCCGATAGCCGCACGATCGAGAAGGGTTCCCTCGAGGTGCTGGTCGATTACCGCAAGATCGGTAACGGGTACGACCCCCGTACGATCGCGCAGAGGATGGTATCACTCCTGGAGGATCTCCTTGAGGGGCGTGCGACGAAGGAATATACCGAACTCGAAGTGACGGGCTTAATCGGCAAGCGCATCACGCTCACCGATATGTCGGCGATCCGCTCTGAATATTTCCACTGGAAGCGGATTCGTAAGGATGAAATCACGCGCGAGAACATCGCCGCCGGCCGCCCGGCCGGCAACAAGATCCTCATGAGAGTATCAAGCGGACTCTAAATGGGACTCTTCGGATTTACCCGCCAATCGAAAGTTGATGCCCAGATCGCCGAGGTGCGCCGCGAAGTGAGGGCCGCTCACAAGACCGGTTATCTGCAGGGGGTGCGCAATTTCAACGCCGCATCCGAAAGCCGGCTCCTCTCCGATTGGAAAACGCAGGAGACGCAGATCCAGCAGCTCATCAAGAACGGATTCGTCCCGGTCAGAGAGCGTGCCCGCGAGCTCGAGCGCAATAATGACACCGCGAAGCGTTTCCTGAAGCTCGGCCGCACGAATATTGTCAACCAGACGACGATGACCGGCTTCACACTCCAGCCATGGGCGCGCGAGTTAAGCGCCTCTGGCGAACTCGTCGAGTTCCCCCAGGATGATCAGAAGATCACATCGGCCTGGGAGGACTGGGCCAAGCCCGAGAACGCTTCAGTGAACGGTCAGCATTCGCTCCGTGGAATCCTCGATATGACGGTGAAGTATCTCTTGCGTGATGGAGAGGCCTTCCTTCGGATCGTGCGTCGCAAGAAAATGAAGTACGGCCTCTGCCTGCAGATCATCCCGCCCGAGCTTGTCGATGAAAGTTACAACGCCAGGCTCGAGGGCGGCAACATTGTCCAGCTGGGGGTGGAATATGACGTCGACCGTCGGCCCATAGCCTATTGGCTCAAAGTGAAACGTCCCGAGGCTGAGGTAATCGCCGGTTTCACCTCAAGCTGGCAACGCGAGAGAGTCGACGCCTCCGAGATGATCCATCTCTACGATCCCGATTTCGTGAACCAGGCCCGAGGCATTTCATGGATGGTCCAGTCGATGGTCAACATGCATTACCTGGGCAAGTATGACTTCGCTGCCCTGGTGAACGCTACGATCTCGGCCTCGAAAATGTTTTGGATCACCAACGATAAGGAACTCGCCGGATCCGAAGGCTGGGTCGGGCAAGGGAAAGACGGTGAAGGCAATACGGTCGCTGATGCTGAAGCCGGAAGCGGCGAGGAGCTCGCTCCGGGCCAGGATGTCGTCACATGGGACCCGAAATATCCCGACGCCCAACATGAGATGTTCTCCCGCACCCTGACCAGGAAGACGTCATCGGGCTTAGGCATCAGCTATGCGTCGCTCTCCGGGGATCTCTCCCAGGCCAATTATGGCAGTAACCGCGTCGGCATGGTCGACGAGCGTGAGTATTGGAAGCTCGCGCAGCAGATGATGATCGAAAAACTCCTGCTTCGGCTCTACCCCGTCTGGCTGGAGATGGCCTGGTTGAAGAACCTCATCCAGATCGAGTCACCGTACGCGGCCCGCTATCAGTCTCCGCTCTTCATCGGCCGGATATGGGGCTGGATCGATCCGGAGTCCGATATGAACACAAAGAAGGAAGGTTTGAACTGCGGACTGGAGACGCTCACTCAGTCGCTGGCAGAAAAGGGTATCAGGCTCGAAGAACAGTTGAAAGAAATCAAAACCGAGCGCGATCTGGCCAAGAAAATGGGGATCGAGCTCGATTTCTCGACCTCTGGAGCACAGAAACAGGCTCAGAATCAGGCCGCAAAGACCGCTCCTGCCAACGGCGCCGCCAAAGGTGAGCCCAAAAATGGCGTACTGACACACACGAATTGAAAAGGAAAATCTATGGATTTCGAGCGTGAAGTAGAGAATTGGCGAAAAATTTTCGCCGATCAGGTCAATATCCGCAAGATGATCCCCGTGGCCGAGAGCTACAACAAGGAAAAACGCTCGGTGCGCATGGTGATCGCAAGTGAAGCTCCGACCCAGGTTATCGATTGGGAGCGCTGGGCGATCGTCGATGAGATTCTCCTGATGGACGGGATGGAGCTCCCTGCCGGCCGCACCCAGGTACCGCTCCTTGATTCACACAACCGTTACTCGATCGACGACATCCTCGGTCATGCCCGCGAGTTCCAGACGGTCAAGGATCAGAAGGAAGCGAATCTCTATTTGGCCTCCACCGAAGACGGCCAGAAAGCCGAGCTGCTGATTGCCGAAGGACATCTCACCGATTCCTCCGTCGGCTACCGCGCGCTGGAGTCGACATGGATCCCTGAAAAAGAAAAAGCCGTCATCGCCGGGCGCACCTTCGAAGGTCCGCTCAAAGTGACCTCCCGCTGGGCCTTGAAGGAGCTCTCCCTCACCCCGATCGGCGCCGATGTCAACGCCATGGTCCGCTCGGTGAGAAGCGACACCCGGATCCTCTCCACGCTGCGCGCGAAAGGTCTGCCGGAGAATGCGACCGAGGCACAATTCACAGAATTTTTACTACGCGAAATACAAGGTGTTCCCGCACCCGCGCGGAACGACATTCACGCATCAATAACAGATCCCCAGAAAGGACGCAATGATATGAAAACGAAGGACGAAGAAGCCGCAGAGGCCGGGAAAACGCCGCAGCGCACCCCCGACGAGATCCTCGCCGACGAGCGCAAGCGCGTCTCCGAGATCGAATCGACCGGCAAGAAATTTGTGGGCCGCGTCGACAAAATCGACGAGCTCACGCGCGAAGCGATCTCAAAAGGCGCGACAGTGGCCGAGTTCAAGGGCGTCATCGCCGACCGGGTTGCCGACGGCAAGCCGATTTTCTCAGACAACACCGTCGACGTCGAGGAAAAGGACAAGCGGTCCTATTCGATCTCGAAATTGATCTACGCCGTGGCCTCCGGCCAACGCGAAATCGGAGCACTCGAGCTGGGTATCTCCGATGAGCTCGCGAAGAAGTCTGACTTCGCGGACATCAAGATCCCCCGTACCCGCTCGAACGCGATCCCGGTATTCGTGCCCTACGAGATGATGCACCGCAGCGCGAGGCTCACGCCTGAATTGATTCAGTTCGCCCGGCAAATGGGCCTGCTCTCAAAGCGTGATCTCTCTGTCGGAAGTGCGACCGCCGGCGGTAACATCGTCGGTACGAGCCTCCTGGCAAATGAGTTCATCGATCTGCCGCGCAACGTCACGCTTTATGAGCGCATGGGCGCCCGGGTATTGAATGGGCTCTCCGGCAACATCGATCTCCCGAAGAAGACCGGCGCCTCCAGCTGGTACTGGGTGACGACCGAAGGCAATGCCCCGACCGAATCCGAACTCACCGTCGGGAAAATCTCGCTCTCCCCGAAAATCGGCGGGACATTCACCGATTACACGCTGAAGCTTCTCTTGCAGTCGACCCCGTCGATCGACGGACTCGTGCAGCAGGATCTTCTGGATAC